CAGCACCAGGCGTTTTCTATCACTTTCTGGCTCCAAACTGTAACGGGTAAATAATTGCCCGTTCAAAGGTGGCGGGGATGTTACATATTAAACGTGTAAAAACCATCCACAACAATTAAAACAAAACTGCAACATTGAAGCTGGCACGATAAATGTTATCCACATTAAAAATCAGCATTAACGCCACTTCAAAGCGATATTGACCACTAACATAAATCGTGCAGGTGTCGGTATTCGCCATGTTTATCCACAGATTCAACCTTGTACTAAATATTGACGCATTACCGCTGGCGGCGTTTCTGTAATTAGCCTGGGCGTTGCCTTTAAATCACTCCTATATAAGGAGGTGATTTTTATGGCTTACGGGCGTCAGTTCGAGATAACCGTTAATTGCACAGATGGCGAGACGATCCACATTACGGATGTAGATGTGGATTTTTCGTCTGTGCGTGACGATGAAAAAGAGCCGAACGAAGCTGACTTGACCATGTGGGGGCTTACGCCTCAGACGCAAAATGCAATCGCTCAGGCTGGTTCAACTGTCAGCATTGCCGCTGGCTATATAGATGAAGGCATGTTCACCCTGTTTCAGGGGGAGCTAATCAGCGCCGTAACCATTAAGCCTAACGAGGTTTACGGTCTGAAAATGAAAGTTTATGAGGCGCTTATTCCATTTCGCGCCAGCGTCACATCTCGCACTTTTAAAAAGGGGCAAAACCTCAAAGAGGCTGTGTCGCTGGTTGCGTCAGATATGGGGCTGGGGTGTCAGGTTTCGAAAACTGCAGCAACATTAGTATTGCCTAAGAATGTCAGCGGCGTTGCATTATCCCGCGATGTACTGACCAGCTTATGTAAGCCAGTTAATGCCACATGGTCACTTCAATATCAGTCGATAGTTGTTACAGCCGGTGATTCTGTTCTCACTGGTGCTGCCATTTTCTCACCTGAAACGGGCTTACTTGGCGCTCCATTTTTGAAGATCCATTCACCAAAGCGCACCAAAAAAAAGAACCCATCAGAAAAAGACAAAATCCAGAAGAAACACGACAAAAGCATAACCACATACCAATGGCCTCCTAAAGGCTCTCAGGTTGACTACTCAAAAGGCGCTCGCCGTCAAATGGGCGTTATTGAGGCTATTACTTGGGAGTCGCTTTTACGTGGTGGTGTTGAGATTGGCGAACAGGTAGAGCTTTCGTCGCCTTCTATGGGAGAAGGCTGGAACATCATTGTTAAAAAGATTTCCCACAGATTCAGTACGCGTGACCGTCAGGCATGGTCATCCTCATGGGAGGGCATCATTGCATGAGGACGGGAAGTCAGGTTAACGCAATCGTAGAGCAGGTGCTTAACTCAGCGATTTTTGCTCTGGAGGCTGTGATTGTTTCGGTAGGTGAAGGCCGTGCAACCGTCAGGCCAACGCCAAAACGTTCATTTGGCGACAATCCAGAGCCTGTTGCTTATCCAGTGGTTGAAAATGTGCGCCTTATTTCTCTGGTCTGGGATGGCGGCAAGTCTGGCATCGGCGGGCGAGTTTTGCCGGGTGATGAATGCTTATTGATAGCGCTATCCCACGGCGACGGTGACGAACCAGACCATAAAACCTTCTCAAATGCCGTTGCCCTGTGCGGATTTTCCGACAAATCAATTCATCAGATGCCAGATAGCCCCGGTATACGCGTTTTCAGTGGTAGCGCCTTCATCGAATGGGATGACGGGAGCATTAAAGGTGATACCGGACAGGGCGCAACCTTTGCCTTTACGGGCAACAAAATGACCGTTAACGCACCGGGCGGCATCGATATGACTGCCCCCATGACCACCATAAACGGGAATTTAACGATTTCCGGCGCTATCAGTCAGGGCGCTGAAGGCGGTGGTGATGCTGTATTCGGCGGCAACGTAAAAGTAACCGGAGAAAGCGAAGCGGCTGACCATATCAGCGGTGGTAAATCCGGTAAATCCCATAAACACAGAGAAAACGGACAGGGCAACCTTTCCGATGAACCGACATAAGGAATCGCCATGAAACTGAATGATGATGCGGCGCAAATTGCGCTTTCAAACAAAGGCTTTCTGATGGCTGGTGACTACAGCACAACCATCAGCAAGGGCGAGATTATCAACATTACTGAACGTACCGGGCTGGTTGTGGATCGCGTCGAGTGTATCCCACTGATTAATGCGCCCCTTTATATGGTCATGGCGACCTGTCGCGAATGCAAAGACCAGTTCATGCCTTTTTACAGCGATTTGCCGTTTGAATTACCACATCTGGCAGCAATGGCGCAGATGCTGAACGATGCCGGGGAAGGTTTCGACCTTGATGACCTTTTGGATATTGAATCACTGGATGCGGCAGTAACGGTGGTTCACGTTGAAAAGTGGATGCACACAGAATGAACATCACAACAACACAATATCGACACGGTATGAAAGGTTGCTTCCTTTCCACTCACAGACCGCAGCCAGGCGAATCATTAACACTGGTTATGCCTACGTGCAGGGGTAAAAGAATCATTCCCGTTGGTCTGGTGCAAAGGGTTGAGTCAGTAGGTACAAGCCGATGCCTTGTATGGGTTTCGAAACTGGCGTTCGTTGAGGGGATGAATTACTGATGCTGGACATTATGCAGGACGAAAACGGGGTGATTCTTCGTAACGGCGATTTTGTGTTAGACGGCGGCATTGATGGTGTAGCACAGCAGGCAGAAATAAGAGTTGGGACAAATCGCGGTGAATGGTGGCTTGATGAAACTCAGGGTTTGCCGTGGGTGCCTGGCATTATGGCATCACGCCTGCCAGCGTCGATTGTCTCCAATATGATTAATGCTGAGGCCAAACGCACACCAGAAGTCAGCGACGCTAAAACCACCGCCATTAACGATGTGAAGGGAAATTACACAATCCGCTTTGCGGTCTACATTGGCTCAGAAAGCACAGAGGTAACAAGTGGAATTAGTGAATGATGGTGGCTGGCACGGTGCCAGATTGCCGGAGCTAAGAGGCGACAAATACGAAAAGCTAAAGGGCGCATTGGGTGATGTTAACCCCGATGGCGACTCACTGGTCGGGCAAACAATAGCGATAGTTTCGGAAGATGACTTAAACATCATTGAGGCGATTGGCTGGGTATTTTCCGGCTTTTTCATTTCAATGGCAGAGGGCGCACAGTTAGACGGTCTTGGCGAGCGTTTCAACCTTCCTCGTTATGGTCTTACTCGCTCGCTGGCTTATGTTCTTTACCTTTTACAGCCGGGGCAGGTCATCAGCGCTGGTGATGGGTTTACTATCTCTGGTAGCGCTGGCGAGTGGGCTATAAACCACGAAGTAAAAGAAGATGGAAAGTCAGCTACTGGATTTGTGTTAAAAGTCCGTCAGGATGCCATCACCAGCGGAAACACATTTACCATTAACATCTCTGGCAAACCGCACTCTACACAATTTCAGGCTGGTGACACGTCAGACTCGATACTTAGCCGCCTGTACACGCAAATTACGGCGGCTGAAACTTCCCTTACGACATACCAATCATCATACGGGACTCTGCTTTATGCCGCTGATGGTAGAACAATTATTCCGTTTTCCTTTGCTGATGATGTGTTTGAAATTGTCAGGGCTGGTATACCTGCAACCGCTTACTATCAAAGCAATACCGAGTTTCCATCGGTATTGTTTGGCTACGTTGCAAACAATGACATTCTGGTACTGGCAAACGGTGTTAAGGGTTATCTCATCGAAGACGATGAGTCATATCGTGAGCGCATACAGATAGCAGCGGCAGCAGCCAGAGTGAACATCAGCGCATCGCGCCCCGGCGTTAAAAATGCCGTATTAGCCGTCAGCGGTGTCTCTTATGCTTCTGTTGAGGTTAACCGGGGAATTAACACTAATGCGGAGGGAATACCCGGTAAATCAATTCAGGTTTTTGTCGCTGGTGGTGACGATAATGAAATAGCACAGGCTATTTATGATGCCTCTGCCGCTGAATGTGGGTTTCATGGTGATGTATCCGCAACGGCGACCGATGGAGAGATAACGGAAACGGTTTATTTCAGCCGCCAGAGCTTTCAACTTGTTTATGTCAGTGTGTCAGGCGATATATGGGATAAGGAAACAACGGGCAGGCCAGCGGATTATATCAGCGTGGCTAAAAACACCGTAACGGCCTATTTTTCACAGCTTACACCGGGAAAAGATGTATTTGCTGGTCAAATATATGCCCGTTT